TCCCTCCAGCTTGGCGCCGCCGCCTACGAAATGCCCATCGGTGCCTTCGCCCCTCGCTTCGCCAAACTCCTCGCCGGCCAACTCGGCTGGAAGGCCGCCATCCAATCCGACTACATCCAGCGGAGACTCGCCGACATGCCGCCCCTCGTCCGGCAGGCCCTCGAGGGCCTCGCCAGCGCCAAGCCCAGCCGCCTGAAATACCTCACCCTCAAGATGGGAGAAACCATCAACGGCGCCGACGCCCTTTTCACCGCCGGCACCTACGCCATTCTCTTCGACTACCACCTGACCGAAGCCACCAAGCAGGGACTCACCGGGAAAGCCGCCGAGGACTACGCCCACGAAGCCGCCGTCCGCGGCACCGATCGAGTCGCTCAGCCCATCCGCCCCGGAGCCCGCTCCCTCTACGAACTCACCGCCACCGGGCCCAGCGCCCGCATGATCTGGGCCTTCGCCTCAGAAGCCCGCCAAAAAGCCGCCATCACCGCCTACGCCCTCGCCGAGAAACCCACCGCCGAAAAGCTCAAGGCCGTGGCCATCACCTGGGCAGTCTCCGGCGGCATGGCCTCCATCCTCCGCGCCATCATGCGGGACCTGCGCGACGATGGCGACGATCTCTTCGACGAACGGAACTGGGATCCGCGCAAGCTCGCCCTCCAAACCCTCACCGGACCGCTTCAAGGCATCCCGATCCTTGGCAAGGAGATCGAATCCGGCATCAACGCCGCCTTCGGACAATGGCAAACCGACGGCTCCCTCCTCTCCACCGGCAAACAGCTCGCCCAGCGTGTCCCCAAGATGGCCAAGGACATCAGCACCGGAGACATCGACAACCTCCTCAAGGACGCCGAACTCATCCTCACCTTCGGAGCCCCAGGCAGCGAAAACGTCGCCTCCGCCGCCTCATGGTCCCACGTTGTCCGGGACCTGGTGAACCTGGTCAAGAACGCCGCGAATTGATCCACGTCCTTTGCCACCTGTTCAATTTTCCGCTTCGCCAGCACATGCCACCCTCCCGGCATGGCAGCGCTTCCGTCCACCAATCTCCTCACCGCCACCGGCGACTATGACGTCACCACCATCCCCGGAAAGGAATACCTCATCCGATTCTCCGGCACCGGCTACGCCATCACCCTGAAGACCTACGACGCGCCCACCGGCACCTACGTCGCAGTCGACAACGGCACCTTCCCCGGCAGCTCCAGCGAAACCGAGGCCCGCCTCATCGCCCCGTCCAACAGCCTGCGAATCACCGTCGGCACCTGGGCCTCCAACATCGGTGTCACCCTCATCCCCCTCCTCCCATGAGCGGCATCATTCAGGGGGGCGGCATCATCCGCCAAGATACAGCAACCATTCCCGCCTTCGATCCGGCCGCGATCGTCCAGGTCGATGCCTACTTCGACGCCCATTCCCTTGCCCTCTCCAATGGTGCCACCGTCTCAACATGGAATGACCTCTCTGGAAACGCCCGTGACATGACAAGCGTAGCAGGAACATTAACCTACACCTCGAGCGGCATCGGAAACAAGGGAACCGTCACCCTTCCATTAAATGCAAAGATGCAATCGCCGGTCTTCCAGCAGTTTCCAAACCTCTGCGGCACCGTCATTCTGCTTTCTAAACCCACCACAAGCGCCGCCAACAGGCAACTCCTGGGCACCTATAATCAAACTGCCCCTTCGTGGCTTTGGTATCAAACCAATGGTACGGTAAATCATGGTTTCATGGGAGGCACCTTTTTCAATGGGATGGGAGATGCCGACCTCCTAAATCGTCCCACGATCCAAGCTTGGGTGCGCAGCGGGGCAACTCTGACTCACTACGATAGGTTTACCGCCTCGACTCTCAATACTATCACCAACAGCCAGCAGACAACAGGCCGCCTTTATCTCGGCGACACTGGCAACGGCGCGGCCGCCGACGTGGCCGCAATTATCCAAATTCCCACCGCCGCTACCCCCCAGCAACTCACCAATCTTTTCGCCGGACTCTCCCGCCGCTACTTTGGCGGTCTGCCGGTGCATGTCGATTGCTGCGGCGACTCAATCACCGCCGGATATACAGCCGGAGCCACTCCCTACCCTCAACAGATGGAAGCAAAGCTTGGATACCGCTTTGGCATATACAATCTCGGAGTGTCCGGCGATGGCGTTTCCGCCACTGTCAGCCGTGCTACGACCGGCGCGGACATCTACGCCGCGCGGGCCGTAGCCACCTCCGTTTTCATTGGATTTGTGGGAACTAACGACATCAACGGAGGCATGACTGCCGCCAACGCCTTTGCCGCCTACAAGGCCATGTTCCAAGGCCGTCCGCATGACAAGAAGGTTGCAGTCACCATGCTGAAGCGCACCGAATTCATTTCAACGCCTTCATTGGAAACAGCCCGGCAATCCTTCAACGCCCTACTTCGGGCGCAGTGGAAAGACTTTGCCAATGCCCTGGCGGAACCCGACTTGGTTTCTCAACTATCGGACCCATCCAACGCCACCTATTTTCCCGATGGCGTGCACTGTTCTACGTCCGGCTACGACTACCTCTCAACTAACATCGCCGCCGCCGTGGCCACCCTTCGCCTTTGATCACCATGACCGCCAAAGCCTCCACCACCCGCCTCATCATCTATGTCCTCATCAGCATGGCCACCGCTGCCGGGGCAGGAATCATGTCCGTTGATTTTACCAACGAGCGTCAGGTTGCCGCCTGGTCTCGCCATCTTCATCGCCGGTCTCACCACCGCCCGCAGCTACATCGACAACTCTGAATCCCAGATCGACCAACCATGAAACCAATCCTCGCCCTCATCACGTTCGCCCTGGCCGCATGCGCCCCCACCGTCACCGTCACCGAAACGCTCAGGGACGGGACTGTCCGAGTCACCAAGACCGAGGGAGGCATTGACCCCGCCACCGCTCCGCTTGTTGAAGTAGTCGCCGGCACCTACGCCACCATTCACCCAGACAAGTGAAACCATTCTTCCAGTGGCTTTGGATGTTCTTTTACCTGCTATGGGACCTAATCCGCTGCCCTGAGGACGACGACCTTCCCCCACCATGATCGCAATCTGCATCGGCCACTCCCGTTCCGGCGACTCCGGCGCCGTCTCAGTCGGCCACATCACCGAGCACACCTTCAACACCGACATCGGCCAGATCCTTGAATCACTTCTCGAAGACCTCCCCGTCGAAGTCATCACCCGCTACGAAGGCAACGGCTACACCGCCGCCCAAAAATGGCTGGGAGCTTCCCTGAAGGCCAAGGGTGCCACCCTCGCCCTCGAGCTCCACTTCAACAGCGCCGACACCCCCAAGGCCCAAGGCTTCGAATACCTCCACCACGAAGACAGCCACCGCGGCGCCGCCCTCGCCGCCGCCATGCTGACCGCCCACCGTGGCCGCTTCGCCGGCAACGTCTCCCGAGGAGTCTCGCCCATCGCCCCTGGTGGCCGTGGCTTCGAGTTTCTCAAACAAACTCCCTGCCCCGCCGTGATCTGCGAGCCCTTCTTCGGTTCCAACCCCGACGAGTGGGCACTCTACAACAGCGAAGCCGGACGCCAAGCCCTCGCCGAATCCTACGCCGCCGGGATCCGCTCCTTCCTTTCCCTCTGATCCCATGAGCAAAGACGAACTCCACTCCATCGCCGTCGCCGACACCCCATCGGAAATCGTGATCCCTAACACTTGGCAAGGCCTCATTGTCTGGGCCGTCGCCCGCTTCGGTGTCGGCCTCATCGTCGCCGCCGTCTTTTGTTATGGGATCATCACGATCTACGCCGACATGCGCACCGACCGGAGCCAGCTCATGGACGCCTACCGGGACAATACCCGGTGCATTGAATCGTTTGCCAACAAACTGACCGAACAGACCAAAGCCATCGAGGAAGCCCACCGCCGCGCCAATCCCTGACCATGCCTGACATCCTCGCCGACCTCCCGATCCTTCTCCCTTGTCTGGTCCGAAAAGAGTTCACCCAGAACTTCAAAAGTGGACAGGGGGAATTCCTCTCCGCCCACATCCTCGGCATCCGCTGCCAGGAAGGCCACTCCCTGCAATTCCAAGTCCGCTTCGAAGACGCCACCCACGGCGGAGCCATGTTCTGCCTACCCATCCAGGCCCTTTGCTGGAAACCCTGCGGCCAACCGCCCGCTGACCTCACCCAGCCCTGGGACACGTTCAGCGAACACTTTGCCATTCACGCCTTCGCTCTCCTCAAAAACTCCCGCGCCTGGCTTCTCAACCACCACGCGACAGAATTCCCCAACCGTCTCGAAAGTCGATACCTCTTCACCGTCGACTTCTCAGGAAATGCCCTGGCCGATTGCTTCGAGCAACACAAGCAACTCCACGTCCTCCAAGTCGCCGCCGGATGGTTCGCCGCCGTCCCCAACAATCGACTCCTTTCCGACGACAGCGCCTTCTCCAAACTCCCCACCGAGCTTCCCCGCTTCGAATCCCTCGCCGCCGACTTCTGCGGAGAATGCACCTTCCACCTCCCCATTCCCTGAACCACTGGAGCAGGTACATTTCCGAACAGCCCCAAATCACAGACCCACTCCAAGATAATCCCCCAAAATAGCCTGTATTTTCAAGGGTCCCGCCGATTTACAAACCTATTGGTCCTTGGTTCGAATCCAAGCCGGGGTACCAATGAAAGCCTTGAAACGTAATGGTTTCAAGGCTTTGTCATTTTCAGAATAAAATCGTGGGTCTGCAAAATATCTTGCTGAGCGTTCCTGTAGCCCCAATATTCACCCCATGGCTAGCGTCTACTGGCAGGGTCAACAATGGATTGCTCAATGGTATCGCCAAGATGGGTCTCGGGTGAAACGTGGCACCAAGGAGAAGAAGCGGAGGGCGGCGGAATCCATCGCCACTGAAATGGAAACCAAGGACCTTCGGGAGAAAAGTGACTCCGGGCGAAAGTATCTCGAAATCCTCGACCGCGCCACCGCTGAAGGCCGCGCGGGGAAGCTAGGAATGAAGCAGTCCGAGGAATACCTCCTCGAGCTCCGCCGAGTGGCGGATCCAAACTACTCCACCGTGACCTTGGCCGAATGGCTGGAACGCTGGCGGCTCGAAATGAAGCCAAGAGTTTCCGCCAGCACCGCCGGCATCCATGAAGACATGATCCGGCATTTCAAGGATGCGCTGGGGACAAAGGTGATGGCTGCCGCCCTGGGGGAACTCACGCGGCCGCAGATCAAGAAGGCAATCGCGCGCCTCAAGGAAGGCGGCCTCAGTGGCTCGTCCGTGAACCTGTCGCTCCGCCTTCTCCGGCAAGCACTACGCCAAGCCGTGGCGGATCGGATCGTTCCCGAAAACGCCGCGGAGGGAATCCAACCGCTTCCGGAGGAGGACAGCATCGAGAGAGCACCCTTCACCACGGAAGAGGTTCGCAAACTCATCGACCAGCCGAAGACAACAGTGGAATGGCAAGGGATGATCCTTTTCGGAGCCCACACCGGGCTCAGGCTTTCCGATATTTCAAAGCTGACTGACGACCACCTCGATGGGGTCGACATCGTGATCCGCCCAAAGAAGACGCAGAAGACCAAAAAGACCATCCGCATTCCCCTGACGCCTCCCTGCCTCGCCTGGCTGGCGACCAGGAAGGAACCCGGTCCGCTTTTCCCTGTGCTATCCACAAAGTCCGCGCCAGCGCTATCCGGACAGTTCACCAGCATCATGGGCCGCGCCAAGGTAGCGGCCCGCGTGACCCTCCCGGGAGGCATCGTGGCCAGCCGGTCGTTCCACTCCCTGCGCCATTCCTTCGCCTCCTGGCTGGCCGAAGCTGACATCCACGCCGACGTCCGGAAACAACTGACCGGCCACACCACCGAGGACACCCACGCGGTTTATACCCACCACGACCAAACGCTCCGCCGTGCCATCCAGACCCTCCCGGACATCCGCCCTGCGGTAAGAGGTTGATTTCCTCCGCCTTCACCGATAGGCAGGGTGCATGAAGTGGCTTTGCTCCATCCTTTCAATCGCCATTGTGGCATGTGCTGATCAAAAAGCGACCCTCCAAAAACACGACCAAGAGTGGCGATCCAACTTCAATGCCCAATACGAGAAAGATTTGAAGCAGTTAAGAACACTCGAAGAATATAACTCCCCAACCAAGAAAACAGCCGAAGATGATGCGGAAGCTCACAGACTGGGGAAAATTTATACCGACGGGGTTATGCAATCAATCATTACGTTGGATGACGGGACAAGTGATGCTGTCACCGTGGCTCGGGCGGCGATCAGTGAAAATCGGGAGGCTCTAATCTTGTGGAAAAGGGCTTTGATGATCCATTGGTATCGCAAACCTCACTTCCGCGCGCAAATCGATTCGAAGTTGATGCGAGAACCTACTGAGAATCAAATTAACGAAGCTGTCTCTATGGTTTTGCAGATCCGTAAAGAAAAAAAAGCCGAACCCCGGTAGCCCGACGTGAAGCTCTTGAAAAAGCCCGATTTCTCTTAATTCGATTCTGTTAGAGTTACCCTTGCCAAAATGGGATTTCTGTTAGAGTTTCAGATGAAACATCAGGCTAGGCCAGAACGGTAGAATTTCCCTTCATCGGGTTCCTCGGCCACCGCCAATGACGGATTCTTGGCCTGCCATTGCTCATGGGTCTCATACAAGACAGCCTTCCCCTTATGATGCGCCGCAGCGGCACGATTCAGTTCATGGAGAGCCCACTCCTTTACGGTCTGCATCTTCTCGAGTGATGCCCGATTGAAGGCATCATATTCCTCGGAGGACACTTCCAAGGTAATCCGCTCCGGTAGCTCGACCACGACAGCACGCGCCTGTTCTTCTCGGCCGATTGCTTCCACAAATGCTTTTTCCATCCTCGCCGATAAAGGCCTGCCCTGGGGCGCCAAGGAGTCGCGGACTGAAAAATAGGAATAGCCTGTAGCCGTTGCGAGCCACTGGCGATCTTTCCCCAAAGCAGTGAGCTTTGAATCAATGGCTTCTTTCGTGTCCATGACGGAAGAATCCACCAACAAAAGGACAAAAGAAAGGAAAAAACTGTTCCCAGTCGTTTTTTGCTGTTGACGAGACAGCAAAAGGCTGTTTTTCTTTCGGCATGGTTAGCGATCCCGACACCGTGAGTTTCCCTCCCATCGCCCTGTGCGAACTACCGGAGGCCACCAAAGACTTTATCCTGGCCTCCTGCTTGGACGGAACACCGCCGCAGGAAGTCATCAAGAATGTCCTCCGTGCCGCTGCGACCGACGCCGGCTTCTGCCCTGAGAAAGCCGCCTGACGGGCTGCCACTCTCTCTTTCGACACAACCATTATGCACAACGCAATCCAAGACCCCGAGCTCCCCATGCCCGGCCTCCCACCCTCCGCCGCTGAAGACTTCTGCCTTTCCGGTGGCAGCGATCCAAACACCGAATCCCTCCTCGACCTCCGCCACCGGATCGCCGGCCAGCCAGACGTGCTGCGAGTGATGGACCTCAAGCTCCACCCCCGCGAGCCTGGCCAGTTCCTCTACCTCATCCAGACTCCGTTCCAGTTCCCCAAGTATGTCATCGGCCAGACCGATGCCCTCAACCTGTTCCCCCACGTGCTTCTGACCTGCGGCATGGAATGGTCCGCCTGCGACTACTGGACGAATTCCGTGGACCTCCTTTGACCATGAGCAAGGCCCGCAACACTGAACAGGTTTGGTTCTCGATCCCGGACGCCGCGCTCTACGCCGGCTTCTCGGTCTCGTCCATTCGGAAAGCACTGGCGCTGGGCCTTGTCCCAAAGAAAACCGTGCCCCTCGGGGGCCAGAAGTCCGTCCGCATCAAACGCGAGCACCTCGACGCCTGGATCCAAGGCACCCCCATCAATGAAGAAGCCGCATGAAATTCCTCACCTCCTCCTACCCATGACCGGACTCGACCACCTCGCCCGACTTCAATCTGCGGAGGCCATCGCCCATGACAAGGCGGTCGCCACCCTTTCACAGGAAACCCTCCTCGCCGCCGCCAAGGACCTTGGCCAGCGCCGTGCCCACGACAGGAAGGATCCGGAACAACGCTGGGTCATGGCCCGCAAGGCCGCGCTCCTCCGCCGACTCTCCCGATAATCGCCCACTGAATGAAACGCCACCAACACCACCCACTCTTCAAACCATGCCTTCCCTTGATTCTCCTGACCGTTGCCGTTCTCTTCCCCCTACTCCGCAAACGCCGGCGGGACCTCCCCCGGCAACACGCCGGATCGACTTCCTTGCGGATTTTCTGGCCGCTCTCCGAAAGCAAAAGGCTCCGCGCCTCACGCTCTACTCAATTCTCTGCACCGTGGCCCGCGCCCCTGCCGGGGGATGCTGGCAGGAGGAAATCGATGCCGTCCTGACCGACTCGGTCACCGGCACCTGCACACGGATGGGAGAACAAGGCTTGCTCCAGATCACCATGCGCCCGCGCAAGATCGGAAGCCGCCAGCTTCGCCGCTGGCTCTCCCTCACCAAGGAAGGCGAAACCCTCGTCGCCTGTCTCCTCAACCCGAAACTCGGAAAGGGCCTGATTCCATGAGCCCGAGACTTCGCCAGATTACCGAAGACCGGGCACACGCAGCCTATTGGAAGGCCATTGGTCTCCAAGTCCTCGCCATCCACCTCGGCTTTGCCTCCGTGGCCCTGATCCACGCCCGCAGCCTCTGGGCCATCCTGGTAGTCATAGTCACTGGGAAACTGGTGGCCGCCTCATGGAAGCAATTCCGCAAAGCCTCCACAAACTTCCGCTCCCTAGACCTCCCATGAACTTGGTGCTCCCTCTCCCAGGCAAAAAGCTTTCTCCGAACTCCCGATGCCACCCCATCGCAAAGGCAAGCAGCACCCGCCGGCACCGAGAGGCCGCTTTCTTCGCCACCCTCACCGCCCTAGGAGTCGCCAAGGTCCCCACCCGGATCCTCCGGAAAGACGCCAAAGCCCTTGGCATCACCAAGGCCGGACGAAACTCCGCCTTCTACCAGAGACTCAGCAGCCTCCTCCACCCGGACCCGCCGCCCACCTTCACCCGCTACGCCCTCACCTTCCACTTCCCCACCGCCCGAGATAGGGACGACGACAACGCCGCCGCCACCTTCAAGGCCTACCGTGACGGCATCGCCGACGCCCTCCGCGTCAATGACAGCACGTTCACCCTCTCACACGTCCCCTCTCTTTACATCACTCCCGAGGCCCCTCGGTTAGAAGTTGAGTTGATCGTTCCGGCCACGGAATCCCCGTCTGATAACGCTGAGCAGCTTCAATGGATCGACGCCGGGAAATGGCTTCCCATGGGTCCTCACTGTGTCCTGGCCACCGACATGGAGACGCATTTCATCGCCGTCTGGGACGGCATCGAATGGAGCAACGCCTGGACGGACGAAGCCATCGATTCGTTCATCACCCACTGGATGGAACTCCCCGACCCACCCGCAGGTGAATGAGCTGGCACTATTCGCAGGCGCTGGTGGCGGGATACTTGGAGGACACCTCCTCGGGTGGCGCACCGTCTGCGCCGTCGAATGGGACGACTATGCACGGGATGTTCTGGTCGCCAGACAAAACGACGGATGCCTCGCCCCGTTCCCGATCTGGGATGATATACAAAACTTCGACGGACGACCATGGCGAGGACGTGTTGATGTGGTGTCTGGAGGGTTCCCCTGTCAGGACATCTCAGCCGCAGGAAAAGGCGCCGGAATCGACGGGGAGCGAAGCGGTATGTGGAAGCACATGGCGCGAATCATCGGTGAGGTATTGCCGCAATTCGTCTTCGTGGAAAACTCACCGATGCTTGTGGGAAGAGGTCTTGAAGTGGTCCTCGCTGACCTTGCCGAAATGGGGTATGATGCGGAGTGGGGTATTGTGGGAGCGCATCACGCCGCCGCGCCTCATAAGCGGGACAGAATCTGGATCGTGGCTACCGACGCCACTCTCAACGCTGGGGACCAACGGCGGGCCGAATGCACGGGACTCCAGCGGGCGTCCTGGCCTGCAAATGGCGGCGATGACATGGCCGACGCCTGCGGCGAGGGACTGCAAAGGATCGAACTCACGGGAGCATTGCGAGACGAACGGCACGGGCCGGAAGCACATGGATCAACTAGCCAATGCGGTGGCGTATCCCGACCTGCGTGGGCACCCTGCGAGTGTTGCGATGATTGGTGGTGCAACCTCCATGAAATGCACACCGGAGAATGTTCTTGCCCTGAAATCGATGAATGGGACTCCGATCCATACTCAGTTTGCTACGCCCCAAGCGCGGGACTTCCGGACCGGATCGAAAGACCGATGGGAGAACCCGGAACGGACGCGCAATCTGAACGACCAGATTGGTGGGCAACTGAACCCGACGTGGGTCGAGTGGCTCATGGGGTGGCCGCTCGGGTGGACAGACTGCGCTGCCTTGGCAACGGACAAGTTCCGGCAGTGGTGCCGCGCGCATGGGATCTCTTACGATAATCCACGACCGCACTTCTACCGCTTAAAAATACGCGCATGAGCAAGGCCCCCTTTCCCAACCCTCTCGACGTGGCCACCCTGGAGGCCTTCTGTCACCCGGTGCCAGGCAATGACCTCGCGGTGCCACTCCGGATCGGTGCGGAGATCGTGGCGGCCAACGGTTTCCTCGCCCTCCGTGCCCATCGTGGCCGGTGGCTGGATTCAGATTTCCCGGAACCTTCCGCCGGTCTCCGGCGGATCGATGCACTGCCATGGGAATCCGCCACCCACCTTCCGGAATTCTGGCAACCGCTTGAGCTCATCAAAGCCCACCTCTTCCGTTTCGCTCCCATTGGTCCCTGGGCGATCGACAAGCACGGCCACCCCACCGGACGCCTATGTCCCACCCCCGTGTGGAAATGCGGAGACGCCCACCCGGTGCGGCTTTCCTTCCTTCAACTCATCTCCCGACTCCCCAGGGCGGAAGTGTTCGTCGGCCCACAAGGCAATCGCCGACCGCTCTATTTCCGCTGCACCGGTGCCCGAGGGATCGTGGCTGCGGATGTCCGCCTTGAGACGTTTTCCTTTTCCGTTTTCCAACCCACCACCGACCGCATGGACGGCTCCCTGGTCTATGCCGCCACACGGAAGCCCACCGAGGCCGCTCCCCGGCCACCTATGGCCCTCCTGCCAGAGCAGAAGCCCTGGCCACCGGTGGACATGACTTACGCCTGACCCCTCTCCCTACACCTACACACATGAAACGATTCACCGACACCGACATCTGGCACCGGAAACCCTGGCACCGGAAACTCCCCTGCCGCCTCAAATGCCTCTGGCGCTTTCTCTGCGATACCTGCGATGCCGCCGGAGTCATCGCGCCCGACTGGGAACTCGCCTCGTTCAATATCGGCGAACCGGTCGACGAGACGGACCTCGTGCACTTCGGAGCCAGAATCCGGCACCTTGAAAATGGCAAGCTATGGCTCGTCAAATTCATCGATTTCCAGTATGGCGAACTCTCCTCAAAGTGCCGCCCTCACGACCGAGTCTTCTCCTCCATTCGGAAAAACGGCTTACCCTATCCAGCCAAGCCCAATACCCTATCCGATAACCTATCCCAAAGGGTAGGAACTACCCTTGTGGAAGAGGAAGAGGATAAAGAAGAGGAAGAGGACAGGAAAGGGGTGCAGGGGAAAACCAATTCCCGAACGCCGACCAGCCGGGACATCACCGCCGAGCAAATCGTCACCGCCTACCCCCGCCGCCAAGGCCAGACCGAGGCCCTCCGGATCGTCAGCCAGCACCTCCGCGCCGGCGACGACGCCGATGTCATGCTCGCCGGCACCCGCTCCATCGCCGCCGTGATCGCCGAGCTACCAGGCGGAGCCAACAACGCCTTCGTCCCCGCCGCCGACAAGTTCTTCCACGGGAAGCGCTGGAAAGACGATCCCGCCACCTGGAAGCGCAGCAGCGGCCGCAACGGCGAAGTCCGCAAGCCCACCGGCGGACGCATCCCTGAAGCCCTCGACCTCCCGATAGCATGACCCCCACCCTTGCCACCACGGACTGCAAGACTTGCGGCGCACCCTACGACTATGAGCCCCTCATGATCGCAGGTTGGGACCTTGGCCGCACCATCACCCCGCTTTGCGAGGGCTGCTACGCCCAGCAGATCGCAACGGAAGAAGCCGCCGCTGCCGAGGCGGAGAAAGCCGCACGCCGCGCCAAGGTCATCGCCACCATCGATCCCGAACTCCTCCCCAAAGAATTCGACGACGACGGCACCGACCTCTACCACCCGGAATTCCCCTTGGCCAAGTATCACCAGATTCGCGCCTGGAGGCCCGGGAACCGCGGTGACTGGCTCGCCCTCATCGGTCCCTCCGGATACTGCAAAACGCGCATCCTTGCCCTTGTGGCGGCCCGGATCATCCTCACGGGAGGGAACGTCACCTGGACCACCGCCACCCGCCTGAATACCGAGGCACGGAACACCAGGAGCCCGGATCACCAAACCGCGGCCCTCGCCCGCCAACACCTTTCCGCGTGCAAGTTCGCCCCCTTCCTCATCATCGACGACATCGGGAAAAACGAATGGTCGCCCGCCTTCGAGACTCACTTTTTCGAAATCCTCGACCACCGGAAAACCCGCCGCCTCCCCATCGCCTACTCCGCCAACGCGCATCCCAAGGAATTTCACCTCTGCATTTCCGCCCTGAATGCGGACCCCATCATCCGGCGCCTCCTTGAGCGCACCGCCCTGGTCGACTTCACCCCCTCCTCCCAACCATGAACGCCCGCGAAGTCCAGCACGACCTTGAACTCGCCGCGTGGCAGATGGCAGAGGCCACCACCTTGGAACGGAAAGCGGCCAAGCTCCGACTGGAAGCCACCAAGACCATTGCCTCCGCCGCCGCCCAACTCAAGCAGGCCATCGAGACGGCCACCAACCGTCAACCCTCACTCAAATCCGCATGACCCAGCCCGAGCTATTCCCCGAACATGCCCTTGCCCCAATGCGCGCCAAGGCCATCAGCAAGGCTGATGAGCGTGTTGCCGCCACCCTGCGCGCACTTTCCCGAGAAGACTTCACCCTTGCCCTCCAGAGCGCCCTCCAGAGCGAGGGCGTCAGCTTCTCCGCCTGGGCCATCATGATCGCCATCCAGCATGCTGAAAAGCCGGTGTCCATCGTCATCCTCTCCACCCGGATCGCCCTCGGATACCACGCCATTTGTAACCAGGCGAACCGCACTCTCTGGTTCGATCGGGTTTATACCGGCAGCCTCGTCTGTCTCGACCTCACCACCGCCGCACGCGAAAAGCTCCGCCGCGTAGCCCAACGCCTCGCCACCCACCATGTCTAAGCATCCCATCCCAAAAGATCCACACCACCAGCGTTTCGCCGACTTGGTGCTCGAGGGGAAATCCTTCACCGATGCCTATCTGGGCGCGGGCTACAAAGTAAACCGCGTCAATGCCGCCTCCGCCGGAAAACGCATGCGGAAGCGTCTCGACGTGGAGGCCTACATTCAAAGCATCCAGGCCCAAGCCGCCGACGACTCCGTCCTCACCCTCCTCGAGAAGCGCCGCTTTCTCGCCCGCATCGTTCGCACCGGACTGGCCAGCATCGACCCCGCCGACCCGGACGACAAAAACGCCGACCTCGTCAAATCCTACGCCTCCAATGAATCGGAATCCTCCTCCTCCACGCGCTTTGAAAAGCACGACCCACTCAAAGCCATCGAAATCGACAACAAACTCGACGCCTCCTCACCGGAAAACGAATCCGCCCAGGAACTCACCAACGCCATCCTCGCCCTCGCCGGGAAAAGCGTCCTGCCGGAGGACCGGATGTGACAGTAACAAGCCATTGATCGACCTCCGCAATACCCCTGCGGCCTCCCGTGCCTGGCGAGTCTCGAATCTCTACACGATCCGGGATGCGGACGGGCGGCTCGTCTCATTCGATCCCAATCTCGCGCAGCGCCGGTTCTACAACCACTTCTGGTATTGCAACCACGTCCTCAAGGCCCGGAAACTGGGATTCTCCACCCTCATCGAAATCCTCAACCTCGACGACCTCCTCTTCACCACCACCGGCCTATCGGCTGGCATCATCGACTACACGATCGAGGATGCGGAATCGAAGCTCTCCATGATGGTCACCGCCTACGAGCACCTCGACGACGGAGACATTCACCCCCTCACCTACAAGCTTGGAGCCCTCATCAAGAAAGCCATCAAGCTCGAATCCCGCGCCACCCGTAAACTGCAATTCTCCAATGGCTCCCGCGCCCAATGCTCCACCTCCCTGCGCGGCTCCACGCCGAACCGCCTCCATGTCTCCGAGCTCGGGAAAACCGCCGTCTGGGCTCCCATCAAGGCCCGGGAAATCGTGAACGGTGCCTTCAACTCCATGACGCCGGGGAACGTCCGGAACATCGAGAGCACCCACGAAGGTGGGAAGGTGGGGGAACACTACCGCCTCCTGCAGAACTGCATGCGCCAGGACCCCGCCACCCTTTCCCAGATCGATTCCCGCTTCCACTTCTTCCCGTGGTTTGAAGATCCCCGCTACGTCCTACCCTACCACGGCCAGCCGATCCGCCCGGAGATCCTGAAATACGGCGCCCGCCTCACCCGCGAGATCGGGATCAAGCTCACTCTTCCGCAACTCTTCTGGTATGACCGCAAGCACATGGAACAAGGCCACGGCATGAAAAAGGAATTTCCCAGCACCCCCGGCGAGGCCTTCGAGGCCATGGCGGAAAATGCCATCTACGGCAAGGAAATGGCAGACCTCCGCGCCGCCGGTCGAATCTGCGACTTCGGCCAAGAACTCTCCGACCCGCTCTTCACCTTCTGGGACATCGGCCTCTCCGACTACTGCTCCAAGTGGCTCATCCAGCAGGTAGGCCGGCACTTCCTCGTTCTCGATTGGTTCGAGACCGACGGCGCCGGGGCCGGGGTGCACGTCGACCACATCCGCCGATGGGAAGCCAAATGGGGCCGCCCCATCGCGGTGAACTTCCTCCCGCACGATGCCAACAAGCGCAGCCCAAACGACGGGAAGAGCTTTCTCCAGACCCTCATCGAAGCCGGACTCGCCAACTGCCGCGTGGTCCCGCGCACGCCGGACGTCTGGATCGGCATTGGCCACACCCGCGAAGTCCTCCCGCATTGCTGGTTCAACAAGACCCACTGCGACACCGCCCGCATCAAGGACGGCGAGGAATTCCCCAGCGGCATCGCCTGCCTGGAGGGATACCAGAAGCACCTCAACCCCGCCGGCACCACCATCCGGGAAATGCCCAAGCACGACCTCTTCTCACACTCCGCCGATGCCTTCCGCACCTTCGGAGAAGCCCGCCACCTCGGAATGCTGGAAGCCGCCCACAGCCCCCTGGTGAAACCGAAAGTAGTAGGCGGCCCACGATCAAGACGATGAACTCCCCCTACCTCCACGCCTACGAAGCCTATCACCACGACGGCCCGCCCCATATCCCATGGTCCGCTGCCCTTGATTTCCACCTCCAACACGGCATCGTCTATGCCTCCCATTCCCATTTTTTCATGGGCCGCTGGATTCCCTACAAGACTCCAGACCACGAACACCCCAGCCTCATCCCATTCCCATGCGCTGGCATCCGCGCCGACTTTCATGTTTGGTCCGCCGCTGGAGATCTGGGCGCACTCTTGAACGAAGCCGCCGAACATTGCGTGGATACCCTCACTTTCCAACGCCGAAACAACCGCCTGCACCGCGTGGAACTTCGCCACCTGTTCAAACGACTGGCGGACGAATGACCGCTAATCTCCGGGGAAATGGGCTCCTCCAAAGCACCTCCCCCGCCACCGCCTCCACCGCCTCCAGTCTCCGCCACCGGAGCCGATCAGGCACAAGCCGCCATCGATGCAAAGAAAAGGGAGAAAGGTCGCTATGACTTTTCCAAAACCCTCCTTGCGCCCGGAGGTCTCGCCTCCATGCCGGACGGCACCAAAACCACCCTCGGATGAAGGACGCCCGCGCCGAGAAGCTCCTCCAAATGGCGGGGAAACTGACCGCCGAGCGTGCCCCCTGGGACGCTCTCTGGCAGGAACTCGCCGACGTGGTGCACCCCCGGCGCGGCCTCATCAATACGATCAGCAACACGCCGGACCGCAGCAAGCTCGCCGAGCTCTTCGACGGGACGGCCATGCGTTCCAACCAGACGCTCGCCAATGGCCAGAGCGCCCGCGTGACGCCCATGGGTGCGCGTTGGTTTGTCCTCCGCCCACCGGCCACCCTTGCCGAGAAACCCGCCGCGGTCGCCTGGTATCATCGATGCTCCGAAATCCTCGCCGGCCAGTTTGCCGCCTCGAATTTTTACGGCATCGCCCAGCAGCACTACCTGGACCGGGGAGCCTTCGGCATCGCCGCCACGGAAGTGACCAGCGGAAAAGGCGGGCAGGGTCTCCACTTCCGTTCCTTCCCAGTCGGCACCTACTCCGTCGCCGAAAACTCCCTGGGGGAAATCGACACGATCGTCCGGGAATACTCATGGACCCCGCGCCAGATCATCGAGGCCTTCCCCGATGGCGTGCCTGAGGCCGTCACCAAACGCGCCGCCGATCCGGACACCGCCAACACCAAGGAGAAGCTCGTCCACTTCGTCATGCCCCGTCAGGACCGGGATCCGCGCAAGGACGACAGTAAAAACAAGCCGATCGCCTCCTTTCACATTCTCCGGAATGAATCTGTGATCCTTCACGAATCCGGCTTCGATGAGATGCCGGTTCCTGTCTCACGCTGGGCGCAGTGGGGAGAATCTCCCTATGGCTGGGCTCCGAGCTACGCCGCCCTCCCGGAAGCAACTCAAGCCAACGTCCTCGAGCAGATGATGGACGTGGCCACCGAGACCGCCCTCTTCCCGCGCATCCTCTACGGGTCCAACATGAAGGGAGACATCGACTTCCGCGCGATGGGCCTCACCTGCTACGACAGCACCATGGGCGACCCGCCACGCGAGTGGATGACCCAAGGCCGGATCGACCTCGCAGAAGCCCGCGCCGAGCGAAAGCGGAAGGCCATCGAGGATTCCTACTTTGTGCCACTCTTCAACGCGGTTTCCCAACTTCGCTCCGACGCCACGGCCGAGCAAGTCCGCGCCATCCTAGGCGAAAGTAGGGAACTCTTCCATCCGATCTTTTCCCAGCTATGCCGGGAATTCCTCATTCCCATCCTCCGCCGCTCCTTCGCCCTCCTCCTCCGCCAGGGAGCTTTTCCCCCGCCGCCACCGGACGTGGTGCAGCGTGACGACCTCGGGAACTACATCGCGGATCCTGGTGTGGAATTTGTGTCCGCCATGGCCCTCGCCCTCGAGCAGAGCCACCTGGCCAACCTCAACGACATCCTCCAGACCGTCATGCCAATGGCGGCCAGTGATCCGTCCATCCTCGATCCATTCGATTGGGACCAAATCATTCCCTACCTCATGCGGACCAAGGGACAGCCCGAAAGTTTCATCCGTCCACCGGAAGCGATTAACTCCATCCGCGAAGGCCGCGCCCAAGCGCAGCAGGCCCAACAGGCACAGGCCGCTGCCGCCACCGTGAAAGACCTTGGCGGCATCGACGCCGTCCAGAACGCAGCGGGTGCCCTGCCCGCTCAAAACTAACCCCTGACCATGCCAACCAATGCCGAGAAAGAAAATCACGCGCGTAGTGTCGCCGCCACCGAGCAACGAACTCGAATCCTCGCCGACGTTCGTGCCACCTATTCCAGC